CATGTGTTAACAGCCATCAGGCCACCTCACTTACTAAAGCTATTTCAGAGTATATAGGATCTAACATTCACTACACTTGCTCCGCATAGACCCAACAAGTTACTACTGCTGTGTCTCCAGTGCCTACTATGTGTAAGTGCCTTAGAGGTGTTGTTGAGATCGCTTTCATGATCCCCGTATCTAAAGTAATGTCATCTCCAACCTGGACCCAATCTGTTCCACCTGCGGATCCAGAAGGATTGTTCTTGATCGAACCATATACCTTTACTGTTGCATCAGTAGAATCTGTATTCTTTAATTGAACAGTAAGCTTACTGTACATTGATACTTCTATCTGATCCATCAAAGTGTTTGTTCCGCCACCCGAAATAGTAGTTGCCGTTGTATAGAACAACGCTGATCTACGTCCTTGTGATACTGTTTTGTTTTCTATTGTTACTGTTGATGCCATTAGTCTCCCCCAACAATGACATCTACCTTTCCGTCACCATCAAGGTCTATGCCTATGCCCTTCTTCTTCTTAAGTCCCTTCGGCTTCTTAAGACTTTTGGGTTTCTTTACCTTATCTATTACAGACTTCGGTGGCTTTACTTCTTTCTTGGGCTTGGCTTTATTAGATCTGCCGAGACGTTTAGGAGGTCTGCTCCTAGTCCTAACCCCTCCGCCAACATTTTCCTTGCCAACGGAATCTTTGATCTGTAAGTTTCCAACCCTTTTGCGACCTTTGATCTCTGCAATGAGTTTTTCATCCGTGACCTCAACTTCTTGGCCTGGGGTGAACCATATGTTAAGCCCAGTGCCAAGCCGCCTGCTAAGAGGCTTAAGCCCGTGATTGATGATCTTGACCATTTAATCAAACCTCCAATCACTCTAAGCGTTCAAATCTCTTATACTTGCGTGTGTGTTAAATCTGTATGCAATTAATTCCATCGCTGTGATCAATGCAAACTGCTTGGTTAATGCTTGAGTTACTGCTAAGTTATCGTTAGCTACATAAGTTGTAGGTGCTGCGACTCTCAAAGCTAATTGTGGTAAATCCAACAAGTGTATTCTTGATACTGTGTCTTTTGCTACATGTTGTGATACAAATATTGGTATTCCTTGATAGGATCCAACTCTAGTATCGTAATTCAAACCTGCTTCTCCAAGAACTCCGTTTGCTGATCCTGCCGCAACTTGAGGTGCATCGTATCGGACGACATTACCTGTAGTTGAAGAAAGTAGCTGTTGTAGATTCATGTAAGTATCATGACCTGTCAATAAGATCAAATCAGAATAGTTTACTCCATTAGTCAAACTAGCTTCGATTATTGAGTCTAACAATGCTAAGGTTAATGCTCTATCTGTTCCACTGTTGTGTGATGCCGATGCTGGGTCAGACCAGCTTGAAGCTGAACGATCAATATTATAAATATCTGCATCAGTTGTATTTAGAACCGCATCTGCATAAGCGTGGCTCGTTGTTACTCGATCTAATGATTCCAGGTTAGTACCTGCAACTGTATGTGCATCTCCTAATAACATTGCATCCATACCGAATACGTGTGCATCACTCATTTCTTTTCTCATAAATGCTCCAAGTCCTTTCAAACCGTCATCTGCATCAGATAGTAATTCTGCTTTAGTTGTAATCTCATAAGGTGTTACGACTTCTTTCAAAGTTGCTTCAACTTGGACAAGTGTTGGTGCAGTTGTGTCACCGAAAGGATCTCCCTCAGTCATTCCTGCTGCGTAATCTGCTGCTCCTCCAGAATCTACTGGGCGAGTTGTCATAACTCTCCAACCTGATTGTGTCCAAGGTTCTTTCTTCAATAGCTTTGCTACTTCAGACCTGGTGTTTAGTTGATTCCAAACTTTTGCTCCGTATATGACGTTAAAGGCTCCTGCTTCCGCAGATGTGAAATCGTTGTCTGCTTTCTCAATGCCATAACGTTTTGCTATGCCTAATGTCCCACCGTAGTAGGAATTTATGTATTCTTCAATTTCCATGTTTACATACCTCTCTCTATGCTGTCTAATTCTTCCCATGACTTGCTTACAAGTTCATCGAAATTATATTTTGCTTTAGGAGTCTCAATTGTTTTTGGTGCTGGAGTGTTCTTGGATCCAGAATATACGTTAAATCCGTATTTCTTTAATGTTGCCAAGGATTTCTCCAAAGTATCTTCTTTTTCTTTAGGATCATCAGATTTCTCTTCTGCTTCTTCCTCTTCCTCTTCGGTATCTTCCTCATCTTCTTCTTCATCTTCGGCTGCAGGTTCTTCTTCCATTTTAGCCTCGCCTTCGGCCATTTCTGCCAAATAAGCCATTACTTCCTTGAGTTTACCGAGAGTTTCTTCTAGATCTTTCGTAAGTTCTTCCTCCTTATTCAGATCCTCTTCTCTAACTGGTTCATTTAACGCTTCTGCAGCAACGGGAGTCTCTTTGATCTCCTCGCCTTCTTCTGCTTTTTGCGATCCGCATGTGCAAGTGGACATATCTCTCATTCGGAACCGTTAATATATAAAGATTTGATTTATTTCGGAATTACCTACCATGAAGGCCACTTGGCCCTGCCTGAGTTCCCATATCTAATCTAAACTGCATCCCCGATGTTCGCCCTGTTGAACCGTCAGGTTTCTTGTACGTCTGATCGAACCGTCCTGGATTATACCATAACTCTGAACAGAACGCCCTTTCATCTCTGATAGGTCTCCTTCCTGGCAATCTTTCTATCTTTCTTGTATTGAACCTGCAATTATTAAACCATACCGAGCCTGGCGTTTTCTTCTTTTCTATTAATGTACCAAACTTAATCAATCGCATTACATCATCTAGTAGATCATTAGACTTCTTAAGTGAATCTGTCTTGATAATCCTTGGAGCACAGCATTTTGTTACTGCTTTCTTTAAGGTTTTAAGTATATCATCCATTAATTCGTTAGATTTACTGAATCTCCTTGCTTGTATGGCCCTTTCCTGCCTTACAGCTCCAGCTCTAGAGGCATGGCAACCTAATACCTTTCGATCCTTCTTACCAAGTAAACAATATTCCTTACCTCTACGTTCTATTATCTTTTCTACCATTCCTTCTATCTCATCCAGTGTTACTTGAACAGTATTGGACTTAGCTTTAGCCATTGCTACTTCTCTAACAGTAGCTTCAGGGTTGGCAGGATTATCACCTACCCAAGAGACAGACCATAGATCTAGTTCGTTGATTTGATTGTGGCAGCTCTCCTCATCGCATACTTTCTCCTGATCCATTGCCTCTCCCCTGATACTACTGGCTCCACTTGAGCCAAATTCTTGAATCTCCTTCCATACTTTGTTATGCATGGATAATTTATCGTGAATCCCTACTCTTACTTTGATCTTATTGTCTTTTACTCTATAAGCTAAAGGAAGCCCTATAGGTTGTTCTTCATGCCTGTATGAATATACTCCATACTTCATATAAAAATCCATAGACTCTTTGATCGTCTCTGTTGGGATCTTATCATTCTGTTTATCTATAGCTGGAGATGATATATACGTCTCCATTATTCTTTCATTATACCAATCTGGCCTGTAGACTATCCAACCTGTATCGCTTTCGCTATCTTTGTTGATATTGCTTACTGCCACAACACCACTTTAAGATTATTATTATTAAAGTTATTTGCTACTTCGGAGAGAACCCTAAACCTATGCTTCCACTGGAAGATATACAAGTTCCCTAAAAGGGGGGGGTAGGGGGTCTATGCTAATAAATAATAGAGAGACACACACCTTCATTTCCACTGGAGATAATAATAATAATAGAGGATAAGTATATAAATATAATAATAAGCCGTCGTACCTCTTACTTACTTACTACTAATAAAAAACAAGTCCGACACCCCGTATAAGTTCCAGTGGAAGCAAAGGTGTGTGTCTCTATACTGATGACTTAAATGCTTCTGCTTCTAATCTCTCTGCTAACATCAATGACCAAGTAAGTTTAAAGTTAGGAGCGTTCTTTACTACTGCCCTTCTAAAATAAGGCCTTGGCTGTATTCCATTCTTTCTTATATGTTTAGCAACCATGTTGGCCGTTTGTTGATCGCCACCCAACACACGTTCTGTCCATTCGGTTATACTTGCCATAAATTCCCCAGATCCTTGCATACCTCTTGCGTTTCCAGATGAGTGTGGCCCTGTCCCATATTCTACATGATTCGCATAAGGAAGCGACGTTCCTACCCAGTAAGTAACAAGCCCATTAGCTAATTCTCTTTGACCATCTATCTCTACTGATAGCTTAAGTGCTCGATTACTACCCAAACCCTGTGGATAACTCTGATTCATCTGACCTACTACTTCTGCTTTTATATCTAATGCCGTCTGTTCTATCGCATCTGCCGTGATCTCCATCACCGCATCAGGCAATATACTAAAGTCATTGTGAACATTACCCAAATTGGGATCAAAGTTCATTTCTATCTTAACCATTACTTATATCCTAACACAGTATC